TTAGATATTGTTCCGCCTTTACCTTTGGTAGATTGCCAACATCAATGTAGAAAATTCTACGCTCAGGAGCTCTTGATAGTCTATAAATGACAAGAGAGTCTTCAATCATTCTCAGTTGATTGAGAGACTTGATTGCTTTGTGTAGATATGAGAGAACTACACCTTTATTTCTATCTACAAGACCAGAGGTGCAGTATGTGATAGAATCTTTTGAAAATTTGATTCCTTTTACACCACTATATCTATCACCCATACCACCAGCATAGGTTGGTTTGGGTGTATACATGAAGTATTCTTCAATTTCTGGGAACTGAACTACTTCTTTTTGTTGAGTTCCGTTTGGTTGTCTAAAGATAGCACTACCATTTCGTCCGTCTTGATCTTTCTTCTTTTCTTCACGGACATACCTCATTTTAAGAGGATCGATATATCTTAACTCTTTAATCCCTTCATGGGGTTTTTTGATATCAATTACTTTATGGTAATATAATCTTCCGTCAATATACCAGTTTCTGAAAATCTCATGAGATTTAGCATCAAAATTCATCAAGTCTTTGATGTTTTTGAACTCATCTCTAATTTTTTTCTTAATGCCATCGCTAGCTGGCAGATTATCAAGATTGATAGTAACGGGAGTATCATTTAGATCACTGACAATTGCTTCATTTACAACATCTTCGATAGCTGTGTCTGCTTCTGGATGAAGAGACATCTCCCTATATCTTTTTACTAATTCAAATTCTGATTTATATACACCTTCAAGGTCTAGATATTGACCATAAAAATTACTAGCAATATAATGGTCAACCCCGTCCTCATTATTTTGAGGAACGGGGGACACTATACTTTTAGATTTCTTCTCGTTATCTTCAATAGAGAATCCAAAAAGTCTCGCCATGTTATAAAGTGACTACGTTAATAAGATTATTTATCAATCTTATAGAATGTCACCTGCGCCAGATCCAGCATTGTTGCCGTCTCTAGCAGTCCAGTATTGAACTTGTAGTTCAACAGTGAACTCTTCTAGGGTGTCAGAAGAATCATATGATAGATCAATCTGAGAGACATTTGTTGGGAAAACGTCATGGAACTTGTACTTTCTAAGTACAGATCCGTCTCTATCTAACTGATAAACAAAGGCGTCTGCTTGATAATCAGCAGGATTGACTGCACCAGTTGCGTCGGTGACGCGGTTGATGAAGTTCATCCATCTTTCAAAAGCACCTCTGATTGTGAAATCAGTGTCATTGATAACTGTGATAGTCCAGGTGTCAAACGTTCTGTCTCCAGCAATTTTGAGTAGACGACCACGGAAAGCAACATCAATAGGAGCAATGTTTGATGCAGGCAGCGCAGCTGCCTTTACCATAAATCTTGCTTCATTAACAATGTTGTTAGAGACGTTTAGTTCTCCAGGGAAAGCTAACACAACTTCAAATAAGTTGGGACGGGCCCCGCCACCCTGTAGCTTATTCTTGAAATCGGAAATAGTCCTTAAGGCGGGTTTGTTCTGTTGATTCTTGGATGCCATTTTAGGTTAGACCTCTAATTAAACGTTTCCGATGACTTCATCGAATGAAACACCAGTGCGGGTGGCCACAAAGGTGAGTCCGACGAAATTGATAGAACGTGCTGGTTTGATGAATACGTCCGCAACAAATTCGTTACGGTCAATTACAGCAGAAGTGTTGTTGGTTTCGTCGCAAATGACCACGAAATCTTGGATTCCGCGATTTGATTGAACTTCTCTTAGGAAAGGTTCAACAGAGTTGACGAAATTAGTTCTAGTGATTTCATCGTTGAATTCAAAGAGTTGATCTCTTGCAACGGCTGCGATTGCTTTCTCAAGATAGATGAACAATCTACGAACGTTGATTCTATCAAAGGCAGAAGCCTTAGCGAATCCAGTCTTATCACCGAAGAGAACAATACCAGAACCAGGAATGAAGGTTACTGGGTTGATTCTATTGCTATAGAGACGATCTCTTTCTTCCTTCGCGGGGTTGTAAGGAAGTTTAACAGCATTGAGGATTGCTCCTCTATCTGTTCCTGCGGGTGAGAACCAGGGGAAATCATTGATATCGGTTCTCGCACAAGTTCCAGCAACATCACCATTTAGAGGGATGTAGCGGAATCTATCAGCGAAGCGGTCATATGTGTACTTATAACCACTATCAAAGATAGCGAATGATGAAGATGTAATTGGTGAGTAGTGTCCGATTACATTTGATGTGATTGTCTCAACATCTCTGACTACAGACTCAGTAGAACTGTCTTGGAATAGAGCAGCTCTATGTGGGGAGAGGAATGCAATTGCATCTTTTCTCTTCTCAGCGATTTCAATTGCTTTCAGACCAATTGCTTGTGTCTGTTCCTTAGTATAGTTGCCAGATCCTTGTAGAACAAAGTCTACAGTATACTCATCGGGATTCTTGAGAAGATCGTATCCAGCAGAAAGTTTAGAAATCTCCGCTGCAAGAGAAGTTGTGGTTGTTAGTCCACTTGTTCCGTTATAGTTAAGACCACCTGCCATTGTGGCGCTAGTGTTACCATATCCAGCGAATGAAATTCCAGAAGCGTTTTGATCCCAAGCAATGTCAGTTACGGGGGTGAATCCGTTACCAGTATTGAGTTTGAAATCTGTTGCTACAGTGTCAGCAGGAGCTCCACCAGCAAAGATGTATCCAGAACCACTGGCAACGTAAGTTCTGTAGTAAGATGCAGAACCACTTTCAAATTGACCATCTTCTGCCTTAGAAAGGTTTAGATGCTTTTCAAGGATAGTTCCAGGATTTCCTGAGATTGATCCATCATCGTCAATTACAACAACGTGAACTTCATCAAATCTGGCGTTTCTGGATTCAGCATATTGTGAAGTTCCAGGACGATCTGCGAGTTGATTCCAGAAAATTTCTCCACCAGTGAAGGAGATCTTCTGAGAATCGAACCAGTCTGCTGCAGTGTTTGATCTGATTGAACGGCTGAATGTTGCACCAGTACCAACTGGAAGAGTTCCACTTGCAGGTCCAGCAACAGTTGTGCTAAATCCAGCGAATGCACCAATGGTAACAGCAGTAGTTCCAACTCCAGTAACTGTTAATCCATATCCAAGATGTGGAACACTGAGGGTGTCATTTACAACAACATCAGAAGTATTGGGGTTGATAGCAACGGGAATAGAAGTAACTCCTGTGGAAAGACCAACTGATGCAAGAGTGGTTGCTAGTTCGTTACCACCAATTACACCTTCACCAGAAGAGTTGATGACTCTTACATCACCAGTGAATCTATAGATTCCGTTTTCTTGATAATCAACTTGTGTTGTAACACCAGCGGCGCTTTCATGTTGTACGAATTTTACGTCAATATAATCGGTGCCTACTTCGGTTACAATTCCTTTGAATGCACCATCTAATACTGCAGTAGAACCAGCACCAGGAATAACAGTTCCAGAAGGAACAACCTGACTGATTCCCATACCAACTGTGATGCCAGTTACGGCAATACCAGTAAGTCTTTGGTCAGCTCTAGAGTCAATAAGTGCAACCTTTAGACCGTTACCCCAGGTTCCAGGGTTTCTAGCTGCAAAGACAACACCACTAATTGTGTTATTGTCATAACCCAGTTCATTGTAGTTATCTAAACTTTTAATTTTTGGTGCAGAAGCTGCGTCTCCAAAATAGGAGTTCTTCATTTCAGTGTCGTCTGCTCTAACGACTCTGAGTTGACCACCGTATGCTAGGTATGAAGAAGCAACTAACCAGTTTTCATAATGTCTATCGGCTTCATATGATTTGCCAAAATTCGCAAGCAAATCGGCTTCATTTTGGATGAGAGTGGGAACTTCTACTGGTCCTTGTGCAAAAGGTGCCACAATAGCAGCAACTTTGTCAGATACGGGATCTACTCTGCCCAGAGTAAGATCAACCTCTCTTACAACAATACCAGGAGATGCTAAATTTAGCGCCATTGATGTCTCCTTTTGGGTCCGAAATTAATCTAAAGTTATTTATTAAAACCCACCCCTTTAACGGGGAAACATTCCGTGAACACCTACCAATCAGGATATTCCCAACTTCCAGTGTCTATTTTTCTGGATTTAGTTATCCTTTTTATGGTACATTCTTTACATTCGTATGAATATGCAGATGGCAAAAAATCTCTATCTTTATGTGTCAAATAAAAATCTTCCATCAAACTTTTTACTTTGCCACAAGATCTACACTTTCTTTCTTTGAAAAGGAGATGTTCAAGTTCTAGTTGATCATCTAGATCCATTACTTGTAGTCCCACATGTATGACATATCACCATATTCATCAGTGTGCCATCTATCACCAGAGTTGTCTACAAAACTATCACCATCATTGATTCCATCTGAAATAAATCCAAATGGTGCCATGTCTTGCTCAATCTGATTTTTTTGTTCTTCGTATATTCTCTTACGGACATCATTATCCGTCATCTCTTTGAAATAATCTTGTGCAACTAACCAGGAGAATATAACAAGACACATTGCCAAGTCATCATTACATCCTTCCTCAGCTTCAAATGACTGACGCTTTTGGACAAACGTTGTTAGTTCTGAGATGATGTCATAATCATTTGTTATTAATTTATCATCTTCTAATAAAGTTTTTAAATTTGAACATCCCAATTTTTTCACAGCAGATGTCATCCTAACACCAAGTTGTGACTTCTTACCTGAGAATCCAGAACCAACTACTTGTCCAGCTCTTCCTCTCATTGCACACATGAGCATGTTTTCATACTCAAGGTCAAAGTATAGAATTGATGCTACTTGATCTCCAATATCATTTACTTCAACTAATACCCAAGCTTGATTATATGCATCTGCAACTTGTTTAATGATGCTTGGGAATAGCATCGGTTTTATTTCATTATTTCTGTACTTTGCAACAACTTTATATGGGAACTGTGTTATGTCGTAAACAATGAAAGCAGAATAATCGTGTTCTACTCCTCTTGCAACGTCAACAGTCATCATATAATTATGATCTTTTTGAGATGCTTCATAGATATCCAATCCCTTATTTCTTTTGATTGGATCTTCATATACTAAGTTTCTAAGTTTAGTGACATCAATGAGAGTATCAACAGATCCTAAGAACTCACATTCAAACTCAACTTTAAACTGTTGCTCTGATGTGTTTGCAATAGTCTGTTGTTTCCACTTTGCATTTCTTCCAGG